GACTGTTTTTAATACAAGACGATGAGCACTATGCCCTTTGTGACCTATAATTGGTGTGCTGTTTTCTTGTACTTCCATTCTAACTACTTTTTCTAAACGACCATTAACTTGAACCATAAGAACGGCATTAGAAATAGCATTACCTTGTCTACTACCATCTTTATTGGCTGCTGTGAAATTAGATAAAAACTCCTGTAAATCTTTTACTCTCATTTTTTAATCTTCGTTTCTAATAGTTGAATTTCTTTTAAAAGTCTAGAAACTTCTGCTTTTAAATTTTCATTTTCTATATGTATCTGTCTTACAGTGCCAGCCATTTCAATAACAATTTGTTTTGTAGCTTTTAATTGATTCTCAGTTTTAATGTACAAACCTTCGCGTTCTTGGTATTTATTTATGTCTGCTTTGTATTGTTCTGTTAAAAGTTGAATAGGTGTAGTATCTATTTTAGATTCATTTTCATGACTCATATCTTCTCCATGTTCTTTCAAATTATCATATGTACGTTTATCTTTCATACCTTGACTTTATAGGATGATTACCTTAAATTGTCAATATGGGACTTCCAAAAAGATTAACAGAAATGCAAAAAAGATTTGCTGAATATTTAGTATTTGGCGGACCTGAAGGACCGCTGTCTAAATCAGAGGCCGCTGAACTAGCAGGATACTCACCTAAACGAGCACGTGTTGAGGGTAGCGAACTTACTAACCCAAGACAGTCACCACTTGTAGTACAGTACATAGGAAAACTACACGATGAACGTTTACAAAAACATGAAGTTAGTTATGCAAAACACATAGCTGAATTAGATAGAATTAAGCAAGCAGCTTTAAAAAAAGGATCTTTCTCATCAGCTGTAAACGCTGAAGTAAGCAGAGGCAAAGCAGCAGGACTATACATAGACCGAAAAATAATAAAAACTGGGAAACTAGAAGATATGTCAGAACAGGAATTAGAAGCAAAAATGAAACAAATCTTAGACGACTACGCACCTCTTCTAAATGTGACACCGACAATTGATTCTGAGGAGATTGAAGATCAATCTGCATCTTCTGAATCTTCTAACTGAGTTTTAAGCATATCTATCATCCAATCATTATCTCTAAATACACCCATCATAATATTAGTTAATTGATTTACTACAGCCTCTTCGTGCTCTGGTTTTTCTAATGCTGCTTTTTCTTGATTAAGACCTGCAACCTGAACGGCTGCGTGCATGATCTCATGAAAGATAGTGTTAGCCATCTCTTGACCACACAGATCGTGTTGTACTTGTATAACATTCTGTCTATAATCATACTCACCAAAACAATCAGTCAATTCCCATTTTTTATAATTAGGTCTAACATATCTAATCTTAATATCTTTATAACCAACTCTAACGTTGTTAGGCAAGTCATGAGTCTCTACAGGTATTGGCTTTGCTTTTTTTCTAAAATGTTTGGTTTTCTTTCTAATTTTCATATTTGTATATGTATCTAAAAAAAATCAGTTTTTCCAGTTTTTTGTATCGCGCGCGCATAGGCAAACTGAGATATTGCCATAAGTGACAAAATAATCTGTCACCTTAAACATGAAACGTCTACCTGACTGTCTACCCTAAAGTCAATAAAATCAACACTTCTAGACGAAAGTGACAGAATGACACTTTTTCTAGAGTAGTTTTTATTTTTATTTTTATTTTTTTTACCATACATATACATTGGCTAGAATGTCTCCTTATCTGCCTTATTTTCAACATAATATTTCCTCATTATCGCCACTTTATCCTCAGCTTCAGCAATAATTTGTAACAGTTTGTCAACCTCACCTGTTATATCTATATGTTCTGGTATTATTATATTATTCTCATTAAACGATTGTATCTTGTATAATGAGTCCTCTATCACAGCTTCGTATCTTTTTAGAAGTGTTCTAAACAACATATCGTTCATTTTATCTCCTTTAGTTTATTTCTTAATTTTATAGCAAATAAAAACCTACCTTTGCCTCTGCATTTTAAAATTAAAGATTTAATTCTAAAAACTATTTTATCTTTTTTTGTCATCAAAGTCCTCCGCTTTCATTGGTGTTGTTCTTTCTTTTTCATCGTGCATAAGTTCGTTATACATATCGATTCGTTTTAGTGCCTTGTGCTTCCAGGCTTTAAGGCTTGCACCTTGTGTTTTGAATTCTTGATAATATAAGTCAGGCGTGCAGACCATGATAACTCCTTGCTCGATTTTACTGCCGTAGACGTAGTCGTGTGCCATGGCGTACATTGCGATTTGCAAATAATAATCTTCGATCCATTCTTCCTTTTTCGGACGGTTACTTTGTTTGAAGTCAACAATAGTTTCCATGCCATTATGTAAGCAGACCAAGTCTGTACTGCCCGCGTATAGGCCCGGGTAATGAAGCATAACTTCCGACCCATAGTATTCTTCAATAGGTGTGAGACCGATCTCAATAATTTTGTCGGCCATGGGACGCGCCTCTTGTCCGATCTTTGTAAGATCAATACAGCCAGTTCCGAGGATATGGTGCTCCAGGAATTTGTGCATACATGTCCCCCTACTACTAGAATGATTTTTGATTCTGTCCGCTTCTTGTTCACCGACTTTAGCCTTCCATTTTTTTATAAAATCTTGATTTTTGGTGGCTCCTAATATCGTAGTCACACTAGGAAGTCTATAATTATCTATGTCATAAACCCTGGTCCCTGATCCGGGGTCCGTGAGTTGTTTTCCTCGTATATAGGTGTATTTATTACTCTTTTTTAACCCTGGCTTTAGGCCAATAGAATGGTATTCGTTTATATCTTCATCACTCATCATCGTTTCTTCTTAACTAAAAGTTTACTATTTTTATCATCATAGCCGTCAATATAATAACCTTCAACTTCTTCATCTTTTTTAATTTTTTTACCAAAGATTCGATCAAAGTTTTCACGATACAAATCCGTAGTAGGTCTAGACTTACCATCATTAGGAAAATTTTTTTTCATAGTTTTCTTTTTAACTCCTCTAAATAAGCTTGGTTTTCTTGATCTCTATCTAATTTATCCATAGCGATTTTTTGTTTACGTCTTAAAATCTTAGCATGTTTTCTCCAGGCCCAAGAATTAATACGACCTGACCATTTCATTAAGAAATGCAGGCTTTGGTATATATACTTATCAAACATTGTCTTTCCTTTCAAAAGGTACGATATTAGTCATGTCTACCTTTTTAACTTTTTTATCTTTCTTAGCAGGCATAATATCTAATACCTCTCTTGTATCTAAATCTACAAAAATTAATTGTACATCTAGTTCTTGTTGTTTTTTAGTAGGGGTTCTATTAACTTTGTAACCATTCTTTGTGCGTAGACTTATAGCTTTAACATCTATTAGTATTACATCACCCATGCCATCCTCATCAATCAACACTAGATCAACAGGACCATGTTGTGACATATTACGATGCACAGAGTAGCCTAAGTTAATAAAATACTCAGCAGCGATCAGTTCAGCACGATCGCCTTTGATGTGTTTACTGTGAGCCATTTTTAACTACCATTTTAATTACCGTTAACGGGTTAGGAGTTAGATCTCTAGTGCAACTTGACATCATCATCTGTAATATTATCAACATCGATATAAGACTCCACAACTTCGGACTCATCCACATAAAACTCTCCTTGACTTTCACAGTCCCAACATTGGTGTATGTTAGTCTCCTTATAATTGTCTACAATTTTAATAAAACCGTTGCCCTTACATGTTGGACAAATAGCTTTATGTCTAACTTTTTTTGATTTTTCCATTTAACTTCTTCGCTTTCTCGTTTGCAATTGATTCAATGGTTTTACTTATAGATAATTGTGCATCGGGCAATAATACCTTCGACAAACTTATCAATGTCTTATATGTATCATGTGTTAAGGATACATTTCTATATTTAGTTATATCAGTCATTTGACTTACCTTTCATTTAATTATAATGACTATATAGGATGTTCCATAGGATATGTCAATGATAAAAACAATTTTATTAATGGTTTTATGTTCAGGGTTAGCAGGAAATCAATGTAAAGTAATACCCACTCCTAAAGTTACATTTGATGATTATCATTCATGTATAATCTACGGCTATGAATATTCACAAAAATTAATAGCAGGGTTTGACCCAGAATGGACTAATAGCATGGAAGCTTACACAAAATTTTCTTGTGAGTCTGATAAAATTATTTAACCACAAATACAGCCGATTAGACTACCGCTGCCATCATTCATGATGTGTAGGTTTAGCGTGTCTACGTATCCGCTTAGTTTTGCTCGAAGTATCTCGCAAAGATCCATGCACTTTACTGGTTCCAATAAAGATATATGTTCCATCATCTGCTTTGTGACAGGAATTAATCGATAAAGTCCGTCTTCTAAAATTATCAGTTCCATTAATCTTCTTTTGAGTCAAAGTTCCGTGTTCCGTGGGCTATGATCTTTTTTATACCTGGTCCTTGCAACTCTATTGTTGCATAAGCTGACCATGCTTTACGTATCAGGTTTAATTCTAATACAAGATTAGACCACTGTTTTTGTGTTATGTCTTTACTTATTATAGTTAGTTTTTTTTCTTTCATGACTACAAACTAGGATATTTTGGGATGGTTGTCAACCCTGGCCTTTGTAACGTTTAGTATTTTTTTGACGTTTCTCGTTTTTATTTAAACTTTTTTTTATGTTTACGTGGACCTCTCTTCTTAGGTTTGTCTCGAGGTGTAAAGTATTTAAAACTTTTTTTAGCCATTTATTTCCATTCCTTAACGAAAGGGATGCTGCCATCTTGACGTGCAGTCATGACTGGTAGATAAGTTATTTTACCATTTATGTGTTGATGTAAATCTGCACCGCAGTTCATACATCTATATAATTCATTTGTAAGTCCAACTAACATTGTTAGCTCGCTACATGTTGGGC